CCGGAGGCGGATCATTCTCCGAACCCGAAATGGACCCCGGCCGCGCCATTAGCTCAATGACCCCGGCCAACGCCGCCTGCCCTTTGGCATAGCCGCAAGCCGTTTGCAAGCAACCATTTGCATGGACGGCGTTGTGGTTGGCCTCGATCACGGCGTTTTGCAGCGCCACCGTGAGCTTCCTGCCCACCGGCGACGCCAAAAACGACTGCAAGGCCAGCGCATCCTCCCTGTCCCACGCCGGAATGGCCTTCCACCGCTGCAATTTGGACGTGTTCCACGCCCATCGAAGCCTTGTCAGCCAGTTCATGGCGAAACCTCCCCCTGCGCAGGCGGATTCTTGCGCGGGCGACCGCGTTTCCTGGCCAAAACGGGCTCCGTTATCGCTGATGGCCCCTCGGTCATCGCCTGAAACTCCCCGCACCAGTCAAACCCATGGACCTGCGGCCATCCCGACGGCCTTCCAGACGGCGGAAACCGCCTGCAACGGCCGTTTTCATGGAACCTGCAACGCTCGCACGCCCCGTTCACGCCACCACCTCCTGCGCCTGCGGAACCGGGGGAAGCGGCTGCGCCTTCGGGTCGGGCAACAGGCCAATCGAAACGAGGTAGGTCTGGATTTCCTTCCTCAGCTTGCGCGCCTCGTTCGTCGCAACCTGCTCGTATGCCTGCAACAGCGAGTCAATCCTTTGCATGTACGCCTGCTGCGCCTGCGGCGACAACTGCATCCCGGCCTGCATCGCCCCGTTCAGCCATTGCATGAGCACCCCGATCCTCCCGGCGTAGTCCTGACCGGCCTTCGCCGGAACCGGAACCCCAATGAGCAACGTCGGGATCGTCTTGGCCTCGTCCTCCAGCTCCGATTGTTGCCTGGCCCCAGGCGCCACGATCAATCGCTTCACAAGGCTCGGGTCGTCCAGCTCCAGGATGCTCTTGTCCAGCTCCTGCTGGTCAATCCATGGGCTGTTCTGGAACAACGCCTTGCGGTTCACGGCCTGCTGCAACATCTGCGCCCGTGAAACCATGTCCAGGCCGCCCTTCGGCTCCAGCTCGTACTGGTCATGCAGCGCCTCCGGGTCCGCCATCAGAGAGTCCTCCATGAAGCGGTACTGCAACGAGCCCTTGTCATGCTGCATGAGAAGGCTCCACGTCATCTTGTAGAGCCTCCCCAGGGACATCCGGAACAACCGCGCCCGCAGGTCCCCGCTCTGCATCGACTGCGCGTTGATGCTCTGGATTTCCGTCGCCGTCCGCCGATCCCCGCCCGTGCCCGCAAGGCTCGTCATCCCGTAGTCCGGCGACCCGATCCGCTGCTCCGCAATCGCCCGCGTCTGGTTCATCTCCACGTCGAACGACACAGGCGGCTGCGCCATCGCCACCGGCACCACACCAAAGGGCAAAATCTGCCCCGGTTGGAACCGCAGGTTGATGCTGTTCGGAAGCTCCCGCTCCGCCCGGAACATCGGCGTGTTGTAGAACCGCATCGCGTCGTGCTTGTCGTTCCACATCGCCGTCAGGCTCATCTGGTACGGGGCCAGTATCTCGCACACCCCGCGCGGGCTGTACCAACCCCGGTCCTTGATCTCGTATGGGAAGTCCACGAACGGCACCATGCCGTGGTCATACGGCAACCCCATCGGCTCCCCCAGCTTCAACGACGGGTCCGACGGGCTGTACCGCTCCACGATCCACTTCCCGTCCTCGTCTCGCCTGTACACCTCCCACACGATCACCTGGTCCTTCGCCGTCGTGTAGGTAATCCCCTCCCGCAACTGCCGCGCCGCCGTGTCCGCCGTCGTGTTCGGCACCACCTGCGACTGCGGGTTGCCCTGAATCCGCTCAATCGTCGCCTTGTCGTGCCTCCACCCCATCGCCATCGCCATCCGCTTGTACGCCGCAACGCTCATCGGCATCACGTGCACGCACCAGTCCACGTCCTCCAACCCAGTCGTCGTCGCAGGAACGATGAAGTACAACGGGTCCACCGCCTCGTACTCCACCCTCTTCTCCCCGGCGTTCCATACCACCTTCATCACCCCGCGCCCGCTCATCAGCGCGTAGTCCACCCACGACAACACCTCCGTTTGGAAGTTCGTCCGCTCCCTCACCTTGTAGTTGAACCACGACTCCGCCACCGTCGTGTACGCCGCCAACTGCTGCCGCATCGGGATGAAGCTCGCCACCACGTCCATCCCAACCGCCTGTTGCATGAACATCGGCTTCAACCGGTCAATCTGCGTGTCCACCAACGGCCACGTCCGGTCGCTCGCCTCCTTGAACGGCTTGGCCTTCCTCTTCAAGGTCCCATGCCGAAGCTCGTACCACCGCGTCTGGCGGTTCTCCCACGCGCTCCTCTGCCTCACGGCATCCAAGACCTGCCCGTCCATCCCGTCCGCGCCCCCGTTGCCATCCATTTGCACGCCCTTCTACCACCCAACCCCAACGCCTTCAAGCAAATGCCCATCCCCAACCCCGCCATCATGCCCACCGCCAGACTCCTCCCACTCCCGCACCCTCTCCAACAACGGCCTCCCCATGTAGTCCCGCCCCTTCCCGTACGCCTCCAGGTCCGCACCCTCCCCGCACCACGCCAGCACCATCGCATCCGCCCGGTCCGGGCTCGGCAACCCCATCGACCTCAGCTCATCCTTCCCCTGCAACCGCAGCCTCCCGTCGCTCTTCGCCATCACCTGCCGGTTCAAAAACTGGTACAGCAACACCTCGTCCTTCGCCACCGGCCCCAAAACAATCTCCCCCCTCTCCACCTTCAACCCCAACTGCATCCACATCTCCGCACCCCTCGACACGTACCGGTCCCTCCGAATCGCCGGGTCCCCAAAGTTCACCCGGTTCACGCCCACCCCAACCTCCCTCAGCCGGTCGCACATCGACGCCCCCAACCCGCCGTTGTCCGCCCACACGTTCGCCGGGTCCACCCCCTCCTTCCTCAGCTCATTCACAATCCGCCCAACCCCAGCCATCGTGTCCGACTCCTTCCACCTCAACTGCTTCAACACGCAGTTCCCCCTCCGAAAGTGCATCACCGTCTCGTCACCCCCAGCCGCAAAGTCCAACCCAACCACCACAGGACCCTCCCGGTTCTCCACCGGAGGCTTGCACGTCATCCGCTGCCAGTCCTCCGCCTTGAACACCGTCCACGCCCCATCACCCCCATCAATGAACTCCGCATGGATGCTCGACCGCACCAACGGATGATTCTCCCCGTACTCGTCCACCACCCTCTTGATCTGCTCCGCCGTGATATGCGGACAGTCAAACGCCGTCACTCGAACGACCGCCACCGCTCCACGTTCTTCGTGAACGCCTCGTAAAACTGCCCAGCCTTCCCACCAGGACTGCTCATCATCAACACACGGCTCGGCTGGCACCTCTCCATCGACTGAAATATCCCGTCCTGAACCGCCTTCGCCTCGTCGATGATGTACAACAGGCTCGCCTCAGGCTCCCCCTGCCGATGCCAACCCTCCGCCTTCTCCGGCGTCTCCGCGCTGAACCCTATGCACCTCGATACCTGCCCCTTCCAGTAAGCCTCCTTCCGCGTCAACCGCACCTCCCCCTCCGTCACGCTGAAACCCTCGTCCTCCCCACCCATCCCGTACGCCGCCTTCCTCAAGTGCGGCCACAACGCATCCCTCACCTGCCGGTACACCCCAGCCGTGCATACCACCAGGCTCCCAGGATACTTGCACATATGCCATATCACCGCCGCGCACGCCACCACGCTCGTCTTCCCGCTCCCGTTCGCAGCCCTCAACGCCACCCTCGACTCCATCGGCGTCAATGCCTTCAACACGTCCGCCTGCCACGGATACAACGTCATACCCAACACCAGCTCCGCAAACCCATCGGCAGCATGTATCCGCTGCCGCTCCGCACTCATCCGCCTCCGCTTCATGCCCTAGTGTGGTTGGCGAAAAGGCAAAATTGCAAGCGGGGCGGAAAGGGGGGATGCGTACAACCCCACCCCGCCCGTGGGGGTGCCCCCTGCCCCGTCGTGGCTTCCAATCCCGCCCGCGCGCACCCTGGGAGCCTGTCCTCCCCGTCGCCCTTCCACCCATTACGTTCCGGTCCCTCGCCTCGCCTACTATCCACGCCACGCGATGCTTGCGTGCGCATCCCGTTGCGCTGCAAGGCTTTGCGTCTTGGTTTGCGCACAAGGCATATTATATTCGGTTGGCTCATTTCCCGGGTGCTTCCAGCGTCGCAAACACTTGGGACACAACGGATAGCGGCCGACCGCCGGGGCCGGAATGCTCGATTCCCGCGCGCATCGTGTAGCCTCGCGCACGCTCTAGGAGCCATGCCTTTCCCTGCCATCCTGGAAGGCCATCGTCGATGCTGAGGAGCAAGTCCGCCTCGCCATGCCCCTTTGCCCGGTCAATCTCGGCTTGGAAGTCCGGGTTGCGGTCAAGGTAGCGTTGCCATGCCCCGCCCCCCGATGCTGGGAAGCCGCATATCATGGCGGCACGGTCAACGGGCATTCCCAGCGCAATTGCGCGTACGCATTTTTTTCTGTCGTCTTCCGATATGGTTCGGGGCGGTCTTCCAACCCTCCCTTGGTTTTCCTCGCCACGTTCGCCAACCATCCCCTTTGCCTTCACCCTCCCTTTCCCCTTGGCCTTCATCCTGCCCTTCGTGCCATCCCTTGCATTCCCCACCCTCACCACCGGCACCCTGGGCGCATCCTGGCTGACGACCACCACGGGAGCAACGATGCCATCCTGTCCTCCATCCGCTCCGGCCATGGCTTCGGGCTCCGGGCTGGCCTTGCTCTTCTCCCCCCGCT